CAGATAGGGATCCCCCACGTTGGTGGTATCGCCCTGAATGGCAAGTTCCTCCAGATCGAGAGCCGCCCGTTCCGCCATCAGGTCCACGATGGTCTGATGCAATCCGCCCGCGCCGGTTTGCATCGGCACGTTGACGTTGCCCTTCTCGATGTTGTCCTCGATGACATCGTACGGAATGTGAACTTCCGCGATGACTTCGGCGGTTTCGAGTTGGACCTGACCCAGATCGGGTTTCGAGCGGAGGTTGTCAGGCAGCGGGGTGGCGCTGACTGCCGGGTGCAGAATGCGGCTCCCGAATCCGATCTTGTTGATCTTCATCTGCGGAGCGCCCATCGCCACCGTGCGGACAGAGGCGAGCAACGTCGGCTGATCGATCAGCGTCCGAATGAACCGGTCGGTCTGCTCGGGATTCAGCTTCCCGGCGGTCGCCAGATCACTCAGCGCCAGATCAGCTTTCTGGATGATCACTTCCTGATTCGTCATGTCTGCTCCTTACCAAAAAGAACTGCCGGTGAACCGTGATCTAGCGCCGTCTCCGGAGAAACGCCGTGTCGAAATTGCCCGTGCGGGGATCCGTGTCCTGCTTCTCCACCCGCATCCGGGGAAGGCCCGCCGGATGATCCCCTGCGAGCGGGGGAGCCGTCACGGTGGACTTCAACGTAGTTGCCAGAGTGTCGGATTTCTGCACCACGTCGTCAAGCACTTTCTTCTGCGCGACTTGCTCGGTGACAACCGTTTCCAGCTTGGCGGACAACCCGGAGACGGTCGTTTCGATGCCCTTCAGCGCCGTGAGAATAGCCGATTCGTCGGACTTGTTGACTTCATCCGGTGGTGGTTTCTGATCGTCGTCTTCGTCCGGAGGAGCCATCTCCGCAGGCGGATGGTTCTTGACTCGCTTCGCTTTCTCCGCGTCGGTTTCCGTGGTGCCTGCCGCCTTCTCCACGATCTTCTTGGTGGGCGAGGCATCGTCGGTTTTTTCCGCCGGTTCCTGACACGCGCACTTCTGCACGATGTCACGGATGGCTTCATCCAGCTTGAACACGGCGGTCGGCAACACCGCCATCTGGCTCACGTACTGAGCATAGCTGGTGAGCACCGCTTGGGCGTCCTGCTGCGGGGCTTCGGACTTGGTGACGACTTCCTGCAACCGATCTTCCATCGCCGCATTCGCCATTGCCAGATCGGGGAAGAAACCGTGCTCCTCGACCAGATCCCCCACCCATCCTTCGGGGATGCCCAGACCAGCTACCGACACCAGCATCTGATCGCTCAGACGCACGACCACGGTGTCCTTCGGCTGATCGCCTTGGGAGAACACCAGCGTTTCTCCCTCGTCAGATTTCTGCACCCGATCCGTGATGAAGCCGTGGGCCTTGATCGCCTCCGCGATCTGCTTCCCGGCGGCTTCATTCTTCTGGGCAAAGACCACCACTGCCGAGACGTGTGGCGGTACTTGTGCCTCCGACTTGAACACGCTCGTCAAATCAATGCCCATCGAATTCTCCTTGTTCCGCTTCAGCACCCGGAAGGGAATGCGCGTGGCGGCACGATCCACCAGCGAAATAAACCGGACATCCGCGTTTCGCAACTGCTTCAGCTTGGTTTGAATCGTAGCCATGTGTGCAAGACTACCCTAGAATCCGCACGTTATCAACGCTAGAAAAGCGGTGACGGTGGCCTGCGGCATCCTGAGTATGTGTCCCGGCGACAATCGCATGGAAATGCCCATTGACCGTATCCGTCACACCGCCTTTGAATTCCCCTTTTTGGTCGTAGGCGACGAAAAATTTGTGTTGATGATCGTCATGCTTACTGGTCAAGCCTGTGACCACCGGAGGAATTTCGACTTCCACATCCATCTCATGGCGTGTCACCAAGGCTTCCATGCTGAAGCCGTTGATTTCACCCTTCTTGATGGCAGACCAGAGTTGAGGATCGGGAATGTGGACACCGATCACCCACGAACCGGGCAGGAAGCGGGAATCCGTGTCATCCGCCACGAAGGACTCAACCACACTCGCGCCCGTCACCACTTTGTTCCCGTGCATCACATCAATCTGACCCATCTTGCCTGACCGGATGAATTCATGGGCCATCTTCTGAATGTCCGTGGCCGTCATGTACTCACCTTGCGCGTCGGGACGGTTCGGGGCGTACACCTCCCCAAACACAAGTTGTGCTTCTTCGTTCTTGATCACGAGTGCCTTGTGTTTTGGTTTCGGCATACGCCCCTCCCCTGCTACTTCGGCTCCGCTTCCGGCGGCAGCACAATCGGATGCTCCGGATGCGGAATATCTCCCGGTAACGGCGGCTCGGTCGGAGGCTGCGTCGGTGGCTGTTGCGGCGGCTGAATCGGCCCGCTCGCAGGCACTGCGAACCACCCCCATGCCGGGGACCAGTACCACACGAACATCCCGGCTGGACCTTGCACCCCACCGATGGGATGCGTCGGAACGCCTCCGCTCGGACCTCCCGGTCCTGATGGCGGCACGTTCGGCGGCAGCACGATGGGATGCTCCGGATGAGCACCGGACGGCGGAGTCCCCCCACCGGGTGGTACGCCTCCTACCCATCCGGGCGGAAACGCAATCGGCGGAGTGGGCCACGGTCCCGGTGGACCCCAGATCCCCGGCGGTTGCCAGCCCGGAGGATTGGGATTGTCGATCCCCGGCACATTGGCAATCGGGGGCGTGGGGAACGGCTGATTGCCTCCCCCCCAGATCCCCGGAGGAGTCCCACCGCCACCACCCGGAGGAGGCAGCACGATGGGATGTTCCGGTCGCTGACCCCACCCCGGAGGATTGGGATTGCTGATACCGGGAACGTTGGCAATCGGATTCGAAGGACGAGGATCGGTCGGTCCCCAGATCCCCGGTGGATAGAAGATCGGATGCTCCGGGTGAGCACCACTCGGGGGCTGAGGCTGTGTCGGCTCATCCCACGTCATGATGCCCTGAATCAGTACCTGTCTTGTTGGCATAGGCTCTCCATTCAGTTGAGAGACGCCTGCCCGAAGGTGAGCACAGCCCTCAACCAATCACGCTTTTTGATACCGGCTTGCGGCATGCCAAAAGTCTTGGTCCACTCCACCGCCAACTGATAGATGTCGGACATCGGCAGATTGATCCGGACCACTTCCATTTCTTTGTCGTTGTCCAGATTGCCGTCCTCAGCATCCCGGCCCACCGACGCGGCCCACGTGTGGTGCCCATCCACCACGTAGTTGTCTGCCGACACCACAATACGGGCTTTCTTGGGATCCCGTGACGACAGCATCATGGCGGCGACTTTCGCGCCTTCCATCTCCGCCTGACTCGCCTTCAATTTGCGGGCAAGCACGGTGTCATACGAATTTGTTTTCACACCTGCTTCATCCAGATGCTTGAGAAACGCATCCGTAGCATCCACTTCTCCGTTGGCATCACGGGGCAGTTTATCGGCTTCGCTCCCCGGCACGGGATTCTTGGACTTGAACTGCGGCATCTCAATACGCGGAATCCCGTGAGGAAATTCTTTCGTTTTGAGTTTTTCAGAGCAAAACAAGCTGGTGCCTTTGACCGTCACCAGACAGGGATCGAAATTGGGGACGCCTTCACACGGTTCCTTCCCGCCACAGGCTTCCTTGGCTTTGATCGCCATCTCGCCTAGTTCTTTGAGGACCGTGTGAACATCTTTGGTGTCCCGTAATTCCACCCGTTCGCCCTTGAGAATCAGCGCCACCCCTTGTTCGGGGGTGTCCACTTTATGGATGCGCTTGCGGCTCTGTTCCTTCAACGTCCGCTGCATGGCTCGCTGAGCGGGCGTCAAATCTTTACCAGTTCTGCTGCCGGTACTCCCCTTAAATCCTTGACCTTTCGGGGCGAATTCTCCGCCTTTGCTACCGGGAGCACCCGCTGGTTGGCGATTGACCGCACTTTCATCAAACTTCAACACCCCCAGATAGGAGGCGGCTTTCCGTTTCTTCTGGTGCCCCCGCTTCTCCATGTGCCCTTGCTTGGGGGGACCGACACACGAGTAGCCACTTTTGGCGACCATCCCCCGTGTGGTAAAGCCTTCCGTAATCGGCATGGACTATTTGAACTTCAGGACTTCCGCATAGGACTGTTTCGCGGCTTTCTCACGGGCACGGGCACTTCGCTGGCCTTCTTTGGTCTTGAACCGCTTGGGATTCGCGGACGCATGGCGTCCTTCCGTCCGATGTTCAGGATTGACCGATCCCGCATATCCGATGCTGTGGGTACACACCGCATAGGGATCGACGCCGCTGCTTTTGCCTTTCACGTGCTCAATACAGCGATGCCACTTATCCGTGTGGATATGGCCTTCGCCTTTCTCGGCGGCG